CTCTCAGCGTTTGTAGTATCAGTATGAGGGCAAAAAGTCAGAATACAAAGCGTAGTGTTTCTTGGCGTGTCGCTACTTAGTTAGTCGGTCCTCGAGCAGGATCTCGTAAATACGGTCTACCCGCTGCTCAATACGCTCAACGCGCCCGGCTAAATTGTGGCCGCCGTTACCGTCCGGCTTGAGCTCGCTGAGGTAATACTTAACTAATTTTTGGATGAGCCCAGCTCCTAGCCCCAAAATAGTAAAGCCTCCAAGGGCAATACCAACTACGAGCTGAGCTCTTTCCATTACTTGACCTCAACCCCGTTAGCACTCTTGGACGGAGTTAAGGCTTTCAGCAAGGGACCTACTAGGCCGGCGATAAACGCATTAGCCAATACTTTTGGATCAGTAATACCCGATAGATAAATAGCGCCAACACACGTTACGGCATGGCGTAAGTATGACATAGCGTTTTCGAGTAATTGCTTTTTCATTGTGCTCTCCTGTAATGCCCTTTAGTTAATTTGACTTAATACGTAAAGCGTTGAGGTACCGCTCGACGTAATGGCATATAACGGCTCGTGATCTCCCACCATAATAGTTAGCTTGTCACCGTTATCCATACGATAACCATTAGCCGCCGTTAGATCGGGTCCACCAAGGTACAAAGTACCGCTTGCGCTATGTAAATAAACGCTTTGATCTCCGGGTAATGCCGGCACTACTACCGCTGCCGTTGTACCTACTGAAAATACCGCTGATCTAGGCATCTTTTAATCCTAACTTTGTAATTAATTCTTTTGCCTTGGTGGCACTTACCTCTACCTCAAAGTGCATATCGTCCGGACGGCTCTTGAAATCGCCGCCCCACTTGAGACCGTATTTTTTAGCTAATGCTCTTAGCATCGGGATCTTTTCGGCCGGGAAAGTACCGGCTTTACCTAGTGGATGCTTTGTAGCATTTAGATCGATAGCCGTGCCGGATGAGTGACACGATAAGCGATCAGTAGATCCGCGCACCATCCTAAAGGCGTAGCCCCAATCGTCCAAGGTGCCGCCATCGATAGGCTCTATCAGCTCGTGAAACTCCGCAGCAAAGGCGGCTAAGAGAGGCCCAACACTCTCAGCGCACCTAAGCCGCAGAGCCGTACCGTTCACGGAGTACGACTTTATCCCGATCTCTTTAGGATCTTTAGAGGCCGGGTATCCGTTATAGCTTGTTAGCACTTTCGTAATTTTCCTCAATTAGCCCTAAACCTGAAAAAATTATCTTAGCTTCTGCCTCTGTAAATCCCATAGAGATAAACTTATTATAAGAGGCTTTTAGACTTTCGATTTTATCTAGTGCAGCTTGCTCGGCGCTTGCTTGATCTTTTTGTAACTCTTTTTGTAAATCCAAAAGATTTTGAGCATCGGCACCTTCTAAAATGACCTCATCATCATCTATTCCTATTTTAATTTGAGTAGCCATATACTCTAACCTTTCCTGTAATTGTGTCAGATGCAGGGATCAACGTAAAACCATCAAAAGAGCTCTGTACAAAAGACGTACCCGCGTATCTTTGAGCGTAAGCATGTCCTAAATTAGATAAAAAGACGCTACCAATTCCTGACATAACTGTCTCAGTAGCAATATATGGCGACATAATATCAATAACGTTTAACGAGTTACGTTCGTTTGCTTGCGTTGATGCGTAACCAGTTAAAAAGCCGTTAGTATTTTCATATGATGTATCGGTAGTAGTACCACCGTAATAATAATTATTAGCGGTAAAATAGGTACTCGTATTGTCTGTACCTGATGCTCTTAGGCGCATCCTCACCTGAGCATTATTGGTGCCGCTAAAATTAGTGTAAGTAATAACTATTTTATAGTTATCGTAAGTCGATGAAAAACAATTGTTTACTGATTGAGATGAAACTCCGCTAAAAGTCGTACTAGAGACTAAAGTTAAACCCGATCCGCTTGCAGGGGTAGCCCATTTTAGACCGGTTGCCTCTGCTGAGTCTGCTGTTAATACGGTGCCATTAGCTCCTACCGCTAAACGTGCAAAAGTGTCCGCGCCCGTCCCGGGTACTAAATCACCTTTAGCATCAATAGCCGTAGCCATTGAGTTAGTAACGGTTACGGTACCTGAGGTACCTCCGCCGCTAATACCTACACCTGCGGTAACTCCTTCGATATCACCGGTAGCGCCTGAGGCTACCCAAGCTGCACCGTCGTAATACCAAAGGGAGTTATTATCTTTAGTAAATGCAAACTGTCCCTCGGCCGGTGCGGTAATAGCTGCATCTCGAGCGGTTGCGTTTGTGAATACGTTAATACCCTGCATGAGGTAGCCGTTTACATCGCCGGCCGTCAATACCTCACCGGTTGTAAAGGTCTTAAAACCTAGACCAGCTGCCATCTCTTGCTCCTTAGTATGCTAATACGGAGGTATCGAGCACTCCATATATTGACGAGTCTAATATAAAGCCGTCGATAATCGGCTCTAGGGTTGTAAATGTCGTTTTCCAAGAGTTAGGCGTTACTCGGTGTACTACGCCAAACACTTGTAAAGTCTGTTGTAAAGTCGAGTTACCAGGTTGATTAGTCGTAATCTCAACCGGATCAAAAAAATCTAAATCAAGCGCGGCAATAATGCCGGCGTTATAGTCCGGCGTATAGAGGTCTAGCTCGATAGCATCGCATCGAGTCCGTGTATCTTTACGGCTAGCAACGTAGGCACGTGCATAATCGAGTGCGGCTTGGTCTGTCTCCATTACTAGATTTTGCTGATTATATGAGTGCACAAAATACTCATCGATCGATGCTTGATCCTGAGCTAGTTGAGCCGTGCCGCCGATCTTGGTGATTGAGGCGGAGTTATAAACCTGAGTATCATCCAAGCGCCAAACGGCATTAAAGTAAGTAATCTCGCTACCGTCATCGTTAAACACGACCGGCGGGAGAGCTTGAGAGGTAATACAAAAAGCGCGATCGTGCAGCTCTACCGATCCGCGAGCGTTAATATATAAAGCTCCGTACTCGGATATTGTGGCCGTTTGTAGAGCTTGTAGCGCGGTGCGAGGTGTGCCCGGGTCGGCTTGAAAAATGGTGTCTCCGTATTGGATCTCGCGCATAGATGGAGGCCAAGCGATCTCGTCGAGGATAGCGTTTACGCGCTCGCCCGGTAGATCACCTGCCTCAGCTAACGTAACCGTAGAGATCTGACTATTTTGGAATAATCTAAAAGCATCCACGGCCGTAATAGTTGTATAAACTACGTCTGTAGCCATCTTAGGCGTAGTAGTTGTATAGCTAGTAATAAAGCCGCTAAAAATCGGATACTCGATACCTGCATAGGTAGCCGTAATCTGTACCTTACGTAAAGGTGTAAGTAAGCCGTAGTAAGGTCCCGCCGGATTTTGAGGGTTAAAGTCACCATTTTGATCGACTATCCGCAGAGTTAGGGTACCTGTTTGGAATACGTCCGCCTGAGCGTTACGGCCTCGCATAGTCGTAATACCGTCTACCTGATCTGATACGTCTACGATTAAAGCCTCTGAGTCTGCTAATACGTTTGTACCTAATTGACCTGCCCCAAGGATCATCGCTTGAGCAAAAGCCGGACCGGTAGAAAAGTTAATAACCGCGTTAATTACGGGGACGGTCATAGGATACCCGCCGTAGTTAAAGGATCACCGCTGCGATTTAGCTTTTGTATAGTCTCTTGCACCAAACCTACAAACTCATCCGGCTGAGAGATAACACCTGCACTAACGTTTACGACGATATCTCTATCGTAAGCACCGCCTCGAGATAAACCGCTATACGCTGCGCCCTCGTTAAGCCTAAACTCTCCGGCATTAAATGGATTAATTGCGCCGCCTTCATACATTTTTACTAAAGCATTAAAAGCGCCTGAGTCCTCGACCGTTTGGAAAGTATCGGTAACTTTTTCGGCAAAATATTTAATAGCATCCTCAGCTTCTTTAGCTTTAACGCTTGCAATAGTGGCCGGTAGCGTTTTAGTAGTAGTTGTAGTTGTGCCACCTCCACCGCCACCACCTCCACCACCGCCGGTACCGCCTCCTAGTGTTTTTAATAGGTTTATATATTCTTGTAATGCCTTAAGTCGAGCATCGTCCGCATCCTTTTGTGCCTTTGCGATCCGGTCGATCATATTGATCTCCTCGGACTCGCGTATTTTATTAAGTGTTAAAGATGCGTTAGCGGTTTTACTTAAAGATGCTAAACGTGCTACCTCAGTTAGTCCTATCTGAGTACGCTCGTCGTAGCTATTTTTTTCTGCCAAACCTCCGGCGGCTACGAGTGCGGCGTTATACTTCTTAAACGCCTCCTCACGTGCTAACTCTTTATCGCCCTCGGCCATCTTGCTCTCATTGATAACCCTGAGCTCATTAATTAGGCGAGTATTAAGCTCTTGTAAAGCTGCATCGCCAATAGTTGTAATGCCGGCCAATTTAGCGAGATCTGCGTTTTTCTGTAGAGCTGCGAGCTCGTTAATTTTCTTAAGGGCTAAATCCCCTTGCTCGTTTTCAATGGCCATAAGCGCCTCAAGGCGTAGGCGTGTTTCTTTATCATAGGTAGCCTGTAAAGCTGCCGCGATAGAGATACGAGTAGTATCAAATACCGCCGCTGCCTTTGATAACGAAAGTTTATTTTTCTCCGCTAACTGCGCTTTTTTCTGTAAAGCGATTAGCTCCTTTTGGCGCTTGAGCGCCTCCTTATCCATCTTACTTTTTTCGGTGTTAGCCTGTAGGTTTTTTAGATCCTGAGGTACGCCTTGAGGGAAACCGCCTTGACGGCCTAACGCTCTATCTACCTGCGTACGTAGATTACCAATAGAAAAAGTACCGAGATAATTTTTTA